GTGTTATATAGCCGTTCCACTTGGCGGGCGTACTGCCGCGTCTTGGCGTAGTGCCGGGCATCAAAGCCACGAAGTCGGACTATAAGGCGGTTTTCGGTATAATCGGGCATAAAGTTATTTTTTCGGAATTTCGCGTTTAAGCGCGTTCCGCTTCCGAGGTGGGTACTTTATCCATTCGGAAGGAAACGCGGCCTATACGCGGCTTAAAACGGCTTCTTTTGGTTTGTATTCTCCATAAATAGAGCGTATTACGGAATTTTAGGCGGGTTCGTAGGCTTAAAGGGTCGGTTCGCCTTCCGTCCATGCGTTGGCCCGGTCTTCTTCCGTTTGTATTTCGGCCTGTTCTACGTCCGGGTCTTCCGCCCAACCTAAACGGCGTATAGTCGTCTTTTGGCTTGCTATCGGCTTGCCGCCGTTGGCACCTTGGAGCATATTTATTTTCGCCTGTTCGTCCTCAATAATGTACGGCGTTATCCGGGGCGAAACAATAAGACGACGGGCGGCGGCTTTGTTCTTGACGTTAGCCGCGCCGAGGTAGGCTAACACTATGTTAGCACGGCGGGTTAAATAGTCGTCGAATACTTCCATTTTGTCCTGTACCTTTAAGTGTGCGTCCATAAATAGAAGTTGAAGGGCTACGCCGCTAACCGCGCCTATTCCCTTCACGCTATCAAAGGAAATATCGGGCGTTTGGGTAATGGTGTAAATCATTCGTAGAAGCGTGTCTATTTCCAACCTTACGCTTTCCGGGGCCTGCGCCCATGATAGGTAGGTTGCTTTCGCGCCTTCCTCGCCTTCGATTATCGCTCCGGCTTCTCCCTTCCTTGCGAAGCCCAATATTTTGCCTTCTACAAAGATTTTCGGGCTTGCGTGGTAGTCGTTGGTGTCGGCGAAGTTGGAAAGTAACTTTTCCAAACGGTCGATAAGGCTCTGCACGTCTTCCCACTCTACGGCGGGTTGACTTCCGTACACTATGGGGATTTTGCCGATGGTTAGCTGCTTGGGGTAGCCTTCGACTAACTCCCAGTTCTTGGCTTCCGTCCCGGTCGGGCCTTCTGCTGTCCATATATAGTGCGCGTCCTTCGTGTAGGTTTCAAAGTATGTGCGCGTAGTCAGGTCGTCTGCCTTCTTCGTGAACTCACGGGAAAAGGCTATTAGGTCGCGGTTGTCGTCGAAGTATGGGTAAAGTTTATCCCCAAAGGCCGGACTAAACAGGGCTACGCGAAACTTCGTTTTTGTCGGGAAGCCGTAGAGGTCGTGCGTTTCCTCGGTTTCTACCGGGTACCAATATTCTGCTACCTCGGTAGAATTGAAAATACTACGGGCTACGCGGCGGTTAAGGGTTCTTTCCTTGACTTCGTGGAATACACGTTTAAGCGCGGCAAGTACCGCCTTTTCCTCGTCGCCCTGCGGGTCTGCATCGTAGGCGGGCGGGTTGCCGAAGGTAAACGCTACAGCGCGTTTCACTATCAACTTTTGAAGGGCTAACGCTATGCGGGCTACGGGTTCAATTCTAAACCCCTGTTCCGTGGTAAGCTCGGCGTTTACGTTGATGTTCTTGACTTGGCCGTATTCCTCGCTATCCTTGTCTGTTACTACAAGTTTGTCCGGGCGTTTGCGCGGGTCGTTGATGTCGTGCTTTGCAGGGTCGTACTGCGCGGCGTACTGCTCCGAATTGGGAAGGGTTGTAATTCGCCCGTTTCTCAACTCGTTTATAGCTGCGGGGTAGTCGCCCGCTTTTAGTAGTTCGTCAATAGGTGACATAGTCTATTGGGGTTTATGGGGTTAGAAAATTTGTTTTAATCTTGAAATACTTTGCTTCCCGTCGGGGCGTTTCTCCACCGTTCCCGTTAAAGCGTCCGGCGCGTCGTCGTGGGTGTTTCGTCCCTGCTTCTTGTATTGGGTTATAGCCTTGTGAAACTTCGGCCATAAGTGCGCCCACTCCTTCGGGAAGTGTGTAAGGTTCTGCACCTCGTTTGAGTGGCTGAATATTCGTATATCCTTGTTTTCGCCTTGGTGGAACCAGCGTACAACGGTACGGCGGTTTCCCAATATCCGGCAGTTTTCTTCTACCTTCCGGGCGAAGCCGCGCCCGCCGTTGTTGCTCTCTATTATCGCTTCCTCTACTTCCCACTTCGTAAGGATCCGCGCCGTTTCCGGCTCGGTCGTTTCCATTGCGGCCTGGGTATAGTACACGTCTAAAATGAAGTTGCCTATTTCCGTTTCGACGTAGACAATACAGCAAAGGAAGTCTTCGCCCGTGTCGGCGGTATCGACGTAGGCTTTTACTTTGTGCTTCTTGGTTACGGGCAATACTTCGTAGGTCTTAAACTCGCGTTCGTACATAAGCCCCGTTATCGGTCGGGGGTTCTGCATATACTGCGTTTCAAATACCCACCCGCTTTTTTCTTCCAATTCGTGAAGTTCGGCTAACGTGTGTTTGAACTCCCACAGCGGCCGCTCCTTGCCGTCGTCGTCAATCTCAATAACGGGAAGGCTCAATACTACCCATTCGTCCGGCTCCAACTTCTGCAAGTAGCCGCAAAGGTCGTCTTCGTCCAAACGCTGCATAATTATAATTATCGGCGTTTTTCGGCTGTTAACGCGGTTTCGTATGGTGGTTTCAAACTTTTGGTTTACCTTCTCGCGTATTTGTTCGCTTCGTGCGTCGTCCGGCTTAATAGGGTCGTCGATGACTATCGCGCCGCCGAACTCGTCCCCTTCGGAAGTAATGGCGGCTACCTCGTCGCCTAATTCCTCGTCTTCGTCCTTATCCACCAAACCCGCGCCGAAGCCTGTTACCTGTCCGGCTGATGAAACGGCGTAAAGGCCGCCCCCGGCTTTTGTAAACCATTTGCGGGTGTTTACGCTCGTAGGCATAGCGTCCGGGAACAATCGCCTATAACTCGGTTCGCGCAAAATTTCCTGTACTCCTCGGCTGTTGTCGCGGGCTAAGTCGTCCGAATAACTGAGGTGTATAAACTTCGCCTTCGGGTTAATGGCGAAGCCTTCCGCGATGAAGCTCTTAACCGCTAATTCGGTCTTGCCGTAGCGTGGTGCGATGTTTATTATAAGCCGGGTTATCTCGCCCTTTAATACCTTGTCTAAGGCTTCGGCTATCCTTTCGTGATGTTTGCCTACGACGAACTTACGCTTATACTTTTCTTTGAAAAAGAAGCGTGTAAAGTTTAGCGTTCCTTGGCGGATCCACGTCTTTATTACGTCTATGTCGCGGCAGAAGGACATTAGTATTTTTCGTTTAGGGTTTTGAATAATTCGGCGGCTTCTTCCTTCGTAAGCGTCCGGGCCGGTATCAAGTCGCCGCCGTCCTTTCCTGTAAGTTCCATTCGCTGCGTGGGCTTGCCGTACTGCCTTTCGCGCAGCTTGTCTAACGTCGTGGTCTTGCCGTTCTTCATATCGCTAAGTATGGCCCGCGCTAATCCTTTGGGGTATATCGGGGCTTCCTCCCACTTTACAAGTAGTTGAAGGTCGGCGAAGGTAAAGGAAAGTATAGCGGCTTCCCATTCGTTAATCTCCACGGCGGAAAGGCTGTAAAACTTCTTCGCCTTCGCCTTGCTCCCGAATATCTTTACAAGCTGTTCGGGTACGCGGCTTTTGGGGCGGCCTTTGGGGTTGCCACTCTGTCCGGGTTTGAACTGATGCGGGGTTATGTTTTCGGGGTTTGGCATATCGCTGTTATTTTGTCGTTTTGTCGCTGTTCGGCTTTGAGGTTTGTTCTTTCTCCAAATGTTCAATAAACGCCCCTATTTCGGTTTGAAGGTCGCGTAGTTTATTTATGAAGTCGCCTATATCGTCCGAAAAGGTTTTATGTAGTCGTACCTTAGTCCGGCAGCTCGCAATTTCGATAAATGTATTCCGTTCTATTCCGTCCGAATATTCCGTTATCCCGTCGAAACATACCACGCTTCCCGTGCTTGGACTTGTCGGCGGGTTAAGCCATCGGCGTGTGCAATAAAATGTGTTATTATCCATCGTAACTCGTTTTTATTCTTCACTTGGGGCGAAGTTGCCTATTCGTTCCGCTTCGTCGCCTGTATATTCTTCCCACCGCTTTATTATCACGTCTATATAGGCGGGGTCTAATTCCACGGTATAACAAGAGCGGCCCAACTGCTCGGCCGCCATAAGGGTGCTTCCGCTTCCGCCGAATAGATCTAACACGACTTCGCCGGGGCGTGTGCTGTTCTTAATGGCGCGTCCCATCAGTTTTATAGGCTTCATCGTAGGGTGGTCGGCTGAACGTAGCGGCTTATCCTCGTGTATTGTCGTGGTCGGGGTGGCTTCGCCCAATAGCGAACGAAGAAGGGCTTTTAACTCGTCCTTCGTCATTGCGTCTATGTCCGGGGCTTCGTCCTCGGTTACGGTCAATAGGTCGCGGCGGTTTACGAAGAAGTGCGACGCGCCGGGCTTCCAACCGTATAGGCAGGGTTCGTGCTTCCATTGGTAGTCCTGTCGCCCTAATACCATGTTGTTTTTAACCCATATAAGTATCTGCTTCAACTCCCAACCCACGGACTTAACCGCCAATTTGAAGTTAAGCCCTTCCGTTCCGGCGTGCCAAATGTAGAACGCGCCGCCCTTCTTGAGGTAGCGGTTGGCGTTGTCGAAGGCGGCTTTAAGGAACTCTAAAAAGGCTTCGTCGCCCATCTTGTCGTTGGCGATGTCCTTTTGTACCCGGTTCCCCTTGTCGGCGGCGTTTAGGGCTTCGTTCTTGCTTGAATAATCCACGTTATAGGGCGGGTCGGTTAAGAATAGGTCTACTTTGCCTTCGCCTATCAGGATATCCAATACTTCCGGCTTCGTGCTGTCGCCACAGATTAGGCGGTGGTTTCCTAATTGGTAGATGTCGCCGTATTTCGCCTTCGGCTTGCTTGGTAGGTTTCCGGCTACGTCGTAATTGTCTTCTTCCGCTTCTTCTTCGGCTTGCCCTGTGTCAATGTCGGGAAGTTCCACAGCCCAACGGTCGAGGTCTTCTATTTCCCATTCGTTGGCTAAGTCGTCATAATCCCAATCGCCGAAGGCTACGTTATCCTTTATGACAATGGCGCGTAGTTTCTCCGGTGTTGTTTCCGGGGGGATTACTTTCGCTATTGTTTCCGTGTAGCCCAATTCTTTAAGGGCGCGGTAGCGCATATTTCCGCCTATAATGACGTTATGCCCGTCGTATTGGTAAATAAGCACTTCCCGAAGTGCCAACATTTCGGGGTCGTCCTGTATCGACGCTTTCAACTTTCTAAATTTTACGTCGTCCTTCATCATTCGCGGGTTCTTCGGAACTCCGGGAATTTGCCCTTTGTTCAGTTCCAAATCCGACAACTTCAATACGACGCTTTGCACCAACGGCGCGAGGGCCTTGGCGGGGGTAGCTGCTCCTTCCTGTGTTTTCTTCTTTGCCATAGTTTCCGGGGGTTAAGGGTTAGAAGGGCGCCGGGCCGCTGTGTCCGCCGCCGAAGGGGTCAGCCCAATACGCCATAGACGCGCCGCGCATACTCGCTGCCGTCGAACTCTGAATAGCGGAACCGTTGCCGCCGCTTCCTGTACTTCCGTTGTCTTCTGCCATTTTCGTGGGGTGTTAATCGTTAAACTTTTTCCGTATCAAGTCCGCCCATGCGTCTTTACCCCATACAGGCTTCCGTATGGTTTGGTAGCGTTCCAATATCCGGCTAAAAAATTCGTCGTAGAAGTCGTAAAGTTCCGGGCTTTCCTCTATCGTGAATTGCTCAATACTGCCGGAACTGCGTAGGTTCGCCGAGCCGTGGGCTATTATCTTCTTCCCGCCTAATGTTTCAAACTGCGCCGTTTTGGTGTGGACGTTCGCCACGGCTAATTGTAGACGGTTGTCTATATCCAAATGGCGGTAAATGTAGGGTATTAAAGCCCGTATCTCCATGTTGTAGAAGTACGCGCTTATTATTAGGTTCAATTCGTCTATATAGCCGTGGGTTATAAGGTTGTGTAGGCTGTCTATGTTGTTTTGGTTCATCGACAGCGTGGAAATTGTCAATTTCTTACACTTGGCGTTATTCCTCACTATGAAGGCTTCTAAGAAGTCGCCGAAAATGAACGAGCCGTTAACTATCACGTCGTAGCGGCTTCCCTCGGTCATCTCTATATCACGCGCCAATTTTACGGCGTTGTCGTACATAACGAAGTCCGGCTTACGGGTGTAAACCTTCGGCTTTATGTAGCGTGTTTCTTCCCCTTCGTCGTCGCTTAGAACGTCAAAGAGGGAAGTATCTACGTCGGGAAGGTCGAAGTTACCTATATCCCCTATGTCGAAGTTAAAGCCGTCTTCGTCGGCCTGGGTCTTTTTTCGTCTGCTCATTTCCTTTGTCAGTTTATGGAAAAGGGCGCGGTTTCGGTCGCCGCGCCCTTCCGCTTCGGCAGTGTCGCCGTTGCTTTCAGCTATATGGAATTTCGTAGAAGCCTATGTTAACCACGCTATCCACGCCCAAACAATGCCTTCAACCACGAAGTAAAGAAGAAGCCACGTTAAAGCCCCGGCGGTCGTCCATAGGAAGTCGGCAAGTTCCGGCGTTCCTTTCTTGGTTGCGCGGTCGTAAACTTCCTTTGCCACTCCTACCAATATGGCTATACCCACGGCGAAAAGCACGGGCATAAAGTTGGTAAGAACTCCGGCAATAAGAAGCCCGGCGGCGTAGTGTAGTTTCTTGTCGTAGGCTATCCGCTTAATGAAGGCGGCGGCTTTTTCTATTGCTTGTTTGGGTGTCATACGCGGGCGGTTTATTATGCCGCAAAGTTAAAGGGTTTGCCGTATTAAATTGATACGACAAACCCTAAAACACTTCGCTAAAACTTCAAGTAGGCGGCTATACTGCGCCCAAATACTCCGTTATTTCGCGTTTGAAGTCGTCGAAGCTGCGGACTATAACGTACTTGTTGCCGTTGGCTTCGGCGGCTTTCTGCCATTCCTTCTGCGTCTGTCGTTGTGAGCCTTTCTTGGTCTTGAACTCCACGCAAAGGGAAGCGTAGCCGCCCGAAGGCTTCAAGAGGATAGCATCTGCAACTCCGGCGGTAACGCCTTCCGCCTTCAATATCCCGGCTTCCCGTTTATTGCGGCCGCCGCCGTTAGGGACGGCAAAGAAT